TCGGCCTGGTCGGCGACGGCGAGATGGGCGGCGAGGTCTACTGCGTCGCCCGCAAGCGCGACCAGGCGCGGATCATCTTCGACGAGGCGCGCCAGATGGTGCGCTCCTCGCCGGATCTGTCGAAGCGCGTGCAGTCGTTCAAGCTCAACCTGTCGATCGACCGGACGGCGTCCAAGTTCGAGCCTCTTTCCTCCGACGAAAAGACCGGCGACGGCCTCAACCCCTCGCTGGTGCTGGTCGACGAGCTGCATCGGCACAAGTCCCGCGCGCTGCTCGACCTGATGGACGCGGGCATGGGCTCGCGCCGCCAGCCGCTGCTACGCATCATCACCACCGCCGGCGACGACGACCCGGAGTCGCCCTACAACACCGAGGTCGCCTACGCCGAGAAGGTGCTCGACGGCGTCATCGACGACGACAGCTACTTCGCCTACATCGCGCGGCTCGATGAAATTGACCGCTGGGACGATCCGAAGGTCTGGCTCAAGGCCAACCCCAATCTCGGCGTCTCGGTCGCCCTCGACGATCTGAAGCGCCAGGCGGTGAAGGCGAGGGGCAACCCCTCCCAGCAATCCGCCTTCAAGCGCTACCGCCTCAACCTGGTGACGTCGAGCGCGACGCGCGCCATCGACATGGAGGTCTGGCGGCGGAACGGCCTCGGGCCCATCGACCCGGCGAGCCTGACCGGCCGGCCGGCCTACGGCGCGATCGACGCCTCCTCCAAGCTCGATCTCTCGGCCTTCGTGCTGCTGTTCCCGCCGGTGGGCGACGGCGAGCGCTGGAAAGCGCTCTGCCGCTTCTGGATGCCGGCGGAGAACGTCGAGGCGAAGCAGGACAAGGACCGCGCGCCCTACCGCCAGTGGATCGATGAGGGCTGGATCGAGGCGACGCCCGGCAATGTCATCGATCACGGTGAGATCGAGGCGGCGGTGCTCGAGGCGAAGTCGGCCTACGAGCTCTTGAGCGTGCCCTACGACCCGTGGAACGCCGCCCAGATGGCGACGCGCCTGATGGCCGAGGGCGTGCCGATGGTCGAGTTCATCCAGGGCCTCCGCAGCTACACCGCGCCGACCAAGGAACTGCTGGCGATGCTGGCGGCCGAGACCCTCGACCACGGCGACAATCCGGTGCTGCGCCTGATGGCGGCGAACCTGAAGATCGAGACCGATAAGAACGAGAACATGATGCCGCACAAGAAGCGGTCGACCGGTCGGATCGACGGAATGACCGCCTTGATCATGGACATCGGGCGCGCGCTGCTCGACGGCGACGACTCGCAGTCGGGCTACGAGACCGAGCGGCTGCTGGTCGTCTGAAACGCTGAGCCGGATCGGAGGTCGCCATGTCCGGTCCCGTGACGCTGATCGCCGTCATCCGCGACCTTCTGGGCATCGCCGGCGCCGGCCTCATGGCCTATGGCGCCTGGCTGGTGTTCCCGCCGCTGGGGTTCCTCGTCGGCGGCGCGGTTCTCTTCGCGCTCGCCGTGGTCAGCGCCTTCACCGCCGCACGGCAACCTCTGCCCGCCAAGCCGGAGGCCTAGATCATGGCGGGCCTCTTCGGCAGTCTCTTCCGCGCCTCGGATGATCCGCCGGCAGCCGCCGCCAGCGATGCCGACGACCATTGGTATCGAGGGTATGGTGCGCGCTCGGCGACGGGCCGCGTCGTCACCCCGGATTCCGCGATGCAGGTCGCCGCGGTCTTCTCCTGCGTCAACCTGCTGGCGCGCACCTTGGCGATGCTGCCGCTCACCATCCGCAAGTGGGAGCAGAACGGCGACACGTCGGACGCGCCGCTGAATCCGCTCTACGGCGTGCTGCGCTCGCGCCCGAACGACTGGCAGACCTCCTACGACTTCCGCGCCATGATGATGGGGCACCTCTGCCTCCGCGGGAACGCCTACGCCGAGATCCTGGCCGGCCGGCGGGGCGCCGTCGATCAGCTGATCCCGCTTCACCCCGACCGCGTGTCGGTCCGCCGCAACGCCGAAGGGACGCTGCTCTACAACATCTCGGAGTTGAACGGCCGGATCCGGACGCTGGTCGCCGACGAGGTTTTCCACATCCGCGGGCTTTCCTCGGACGGCGTGCTCGGCCTTTCGCCGATCACCCAGATGCGGGAAGCCGTCGGCCTGGCGCTGGCGACCGAGGAGCATGGCGCCCGCCTGTTTTCCAACGGTGCCCGCCCCGGTGGCGTGCTGAAGCTGCCGGGGAAGCTCTCCAAGCAGGCCAAGAGCGACCTCAAGTCCGATTGGGAGGAGATGCAGGGCGGCCTCGGCAACACGCACCGCGTCGCCGTCCTGACCGAGGGCCTCGAGTGGGAGGCGATCGGGCTCTCGAACGAAGATTCCCAGTTCATCGCCAGCCGCACCTTCCAGATCGAGGAGATCGCCAGGATCTTCCAGGTGCCGCTGTTCATGCTCGGCGTCACGGAGAAGTCGACAACGTGGGGCTCGGGCATCGAGCAGCTGCTGATCGGCTTCGTCATCTACACGCTGATGCCCTGGATCGTCGCCTGGGAGCAGGCGATCACCCGCGACCTCATCGTCGCGCCCGATGTCTACTTCCCGAAGTTCAACCTGAATGCCCTGCTCCGCGGCGACTCGGCCCAGCGCGCCGCCTTCTACAAGACCATGGTGTCGCTGCACGCGATGACCCCGAACGAGGTCCGCGAGCGCGAGGACATGAACAAGATCGAGGGCGGCGACGCCTTCCCGCCGGTGCAGGGCGCCGGCGCCGCCCCCGAGACGCCGGCCGCCGATCCGATGAAGGATTGACCGATGAAATACGAACGCATCCTCCGCGCCTTCGCTCAGACGCCGTTCGCGCTGATGCCGGAGAAGGCGCGGGAGATCATGGCCTTCCTCGAGCTCAAGTCGACCGGGGCCGTGCTTTCGCATGAGGAGGTCGCGCGCCGCATCGGCCGCGAGCCGGGCGCCCGCGTCGCCCGTCCGATCATGTCGCTGGTCGACATCGAGACGGGCATCGAGGCGGCATTCCCGTCCGACCACGACGGTCCGGCCGCCCAGAAGCCCGACGCCTCCACCGCCAAGGCGACCGGCAACGTCGCCGTCATCAACGTCTTCGGCGTCATCAACCAGCGGGCATCCGGCGACATGAGCACGGAATCCGCGAGCACCGAGAAGGTCGGCGCCGCCATGCGCGCCGCCCTGGCCGCTCCCGACACCAAGGCCCTCGTCCTCAACATCGATTCCCCCGGCGGCAGCGTCTACGGCGTCGCCGAGCTCGGTGCCGAGATCATGCGGCTGCGCGGCTCGAAGCCGATCGTCGCCCAGGCCAACAGCCTGATGGCGTCGGCCGCCTACTGGATCGGCTCGGCCTGTGACGAGCTGGTCTGCACGCCCTCCGGCGAGGTCGGCTCGATCGGCGTCTACGGCGTCCACCAGGACTGGTCCAAGGCCTACGAGGATCTCGGCGTCGCCTTCACCCTGGTCAAAGCCGGCAAGTTCAAGGCCGAAGGTGTCGACTTCGCCCCGCTCGGCGACGAGGCCGCCGCCTACATGCAGAAGCGGGTCGACGAGTATTACGGCCAGTTCGTCCGCGCCGTCGCCAAGGGCCGCGGCGTGCCTGAGTCCGAGGTCCGCAACGGCTTCGGCGAGGGCCGTGTCGTCGGCGCCTCCGAGGCGGTGAAGCTGAAGATGGCCGACCGCGTCGGCACGCTCAGCGACACGCTGGCCCGCCTCGGCGTCAAGGGCTCGCCGGCGGCTCCCGCTCGCGCTGCGTCTGACGCCCCTGCCGTCGAAGCGGCCGAGTCCACCATCACCGGCCCGGCGCCCGACGCGCCGAAGATCGAGGCGGTTGCGCCGGCCGCCTTCGATGCCGAGCACGACTGGCGCGTCAACCGCAACCGGCTCCGCCAGCGCCGGCTCTAAGCCACCCGACATCCCGCCCGACCCCAGAGCGTAGCGCCGCCGCTGCCCTGCCGGGCCAGTGGGCGGGTCCGCCTGTCCATTCCGCCCGGCACATCCTCCAGGAGTGAACCACCATGACCCTCAAGGTCCTGCGCCAGAAGCATGCCGACCTCGCGCGCGAGTCCCAGGCGATCTTCGACAAGGCGCACGCGGAAGGCCGTGCCCTCACCGAGGCCGAAAAGACCCGCGACGACGCCATCGCCGTCGAGATGGAGACCGTCGCCGGCGATCTCGCCCGCGCCGAGCGCAACCTCGAGCGCCAGCGCGGCCTCGCCCCGGCCGAGGACGGCAACGCCGTCGTCGACGCCGCCGCCCGCCAGGCGGCAGCCGAGCCCCGCTTCAAGACCTTCGGCGAACAGCTCGTCGCCATCTACAACGCCGCGCACGGCACCGGCGACCGCCGGCTCGTCGCCGCGGCCTCGGGCGCGTCGGAAGGCTCGCCCTCCGATGGCGGCTTCCTCGTCCAGACCGACTTCTCGGGCGAGATCATCAAGCGCGTCTACGAGATGGGCGCCATCACCAGCCGCATCCGCAAGATCGGCATCTCCGGCGGCGCCAACGGTCTGAAGATCAACGGCATCGACGAGACCAGCCGGGCCAACGGCTCGCGCTGGGGCGGCGTCCGGGCATACTGGGCGGCCGAGGCCGATACCGTCACCGCGTCGCGCCCGAAGTTCCGCCAGCTCGAGCTGAACCTGAAGAAGCTCTTCGGCCTGTTCTACTCGACCGACGAGCTCCTGGCCGACGCCGCTGCCCTGGAGAACGTCGCCAAGCAGGCGATGGCCGAGGAGTTCACCTTCAAGGTCGAGGACGCGGCGATCCGCGGCACCGGCGCCGGCATGCCGCTCGGCATCCTCAACTCGCCCTGCACGCTCTCGGTCGCCAAGGAGACCGGCCAGATCGCCAACACCCTGGTGATCGAGAACATCGTCAAGATGTGGGCGCGCATGTGGGGCCGTTCGCGCCTCTCTGCCGTCTGGCTGATCAACCAGGATATCGAGCCCCAGCTCTACACCATGGGCCAGGTCGTCGGCACCGGCGGCCAGCCGGTCTACCTGCCGCCGGGCGGCCTCTCCGCCGCTCCCTATGGCACGCTGATGGGCCGGCCGGTCATCCCGGTCGAATACTGCCCGACGCTCGGCACCACCGGCGACATCATGCTCACCGACTGGTCGCAGTATCTTGCGATCGACAAGGACGGCGTGCGCCAGGACGTGTCGATCCACGTCCGCTTCCTCCAGGACGAGCAGGTCTTCCGCTTCATCTACCGCTACGACGGCCAGCCGACCTGGAACTCCGCGCTCACGCCCTTCCAGGGCACGAACACCCAGAGCCCGTTCATAAAATTGGATTCCAGGACCTAACCTGGCGCCTCGTTAATGGTGTAAATTGCGGGCGGCCGGAATGCGTCAACACTCCGGCCGCCCTAACCACCATCCGCGTAGAGGCGCGAGCCGATGGCTTCCATTACTGTATTCGAACCCGTGTCCGAAAATCTCCCGTTCTATGTCTATGTGCTCTCGCGGGGAGACATTCTGACAAAGGATGGCATGCCCACTCCGTTCTATGTCGGGATGGGCACGGCGCGCCGCTCCGGGCGTCGCCAAAGAATCGATGATCATGAGGCGGCCGCGGCCAAGGGGCGGAGCGGTAGACGGTCCTCGGTCATCAGGAAGCTTGCGGCAAACGGCGCTTGTCTCGCGAAGTTCATCGATAGCTGGCACCCAACTTCCGCGGCTGCATGGCTGCGAGAGATTGCCTTGATTGCGGAAATCGGAAGGGCCGACCTCGGCGCGGGGCCGCTTGTAAATTCTACTGATGGCGGCGACGGGATGTTCAACCCGGGAGCCGAGACCCGCGCCAGAATGAGGGCCTCTCAACTCCAGATCAGAGATCTGAAAGTCTCAATCGGCAAAGCCCATGCCGCAGCAAGCATCCCTGGGGCCGTAGAAGCGCGGAAGCGGCGATGGCGAGAAGACGCAGGATTCAGGGATCAAGTCTACCTGAGCACCCAGGCCGGCCAGAAAGCATCGCGCGCCAACAAACCCGAAATCCACGCGGCGGCCAATGCTGTTCGGGCCGAGAAAATGAAGTCGTGGACTTCAGAAAATCCACAGAAGATGGCCGAGATAAATGCCATGGGCAGGATGGCCGCGGCAACGTGGCGTCTAGAGCATCCGGAGATGTCCCGCGCGGCCTCGGCAAAGGCGCGCGCGGCCAGCATTGCTTCTCGCAAGAAAGACCCAGAGGCGCTTCGCGCCAGGATGTCAGACTTGGGCGCGATGGCGGCTATGAAGCGCGCTGCTGACCTTCCGGAGCGGGACGCGGCGATCTCCCGATGCATGAGCCTAATAGCCGAGCATGCACTAGAGATAGCGCCGATCAGTAAGCAGAACTGGTCGAAGGCGTGGCTGAATTTCGAGGAAAGACTCCTCAACATCGTCGAGCAAAATTCTCGCGGCGCTGGAGCGTAATCTCCGCTGCCGCTCCGCGCGCCGCGAGGCGCAACCCCAGGGTCCGCAATCGTGCGGAACCTCAGCGCTCATCACCCTGAGTGTCTGCCCTCCTTGCCCGGAGTTACTTAGTCATGACCATGCCGTTCTCCCTTCCCGAGGGCTTCAAGATCGTCCAGCTTGCCGCCCCGGTCACCACCAACGCCGCCGTCGTCACCGACACGGTGTCCCTGAAGACGGCCCACAAGGCTTGGTTCGTCTTCGACTTCACCCAGGCGGTGTCCGATACCGGGACCATCGTCTTCCGCCAGACCACCGACGTTGCCGGCGCCACCGGCGCGGTTCTGACCGCCTCGCGGGTCTGGCAGAACAACAACACCGCCGCGAGCGACACGCTGGTCGCGGGCACGTCCGGCACCGGCGTCACGCTCGGTTCCGGCGCCCTCAACATGCAGGTGGTCGCCGAGTTCGATCCGGCGCTCTTCACCGAGGGCTACGACTGCGTCAACGGCACGATCTCGGCGTCTTCGCAGGCGACCAACTTCGTGTCCGTCACCGGCTACATCGCCACGCGCTACCCGCAGGCGACGCCGCCGGCCGTCATCACCGACTAACGGCTTCTCGCCGTCGTCTCCCCTTCCGCCGCGGGGTCCGGGCCTGACCCGCCCGCGGCGGTTTTTCGAGAAGGAACATCCCCATGCCCGCGAAAGCCGAAGTCCGCTCCAATATCTCGATCTTCTACGATCCCGCCACGCATGAGCGCCTGGCGCCCTTCGCGCCGGTCGTCGATTACGACGACTTCGTCGGCGCCGGCAAGGTCGTGATCCCCGCCGCCGGCTCGGCGGAGTCGGGCATGGCCTGGGTCAAGAAGATCGTCGGCACCGGCACTTCCGCCGCGGCCGGCATCGCCAACGCCGTCAACGGCAAGATCCGCTGCTTCATCACGGCGGAGAGCGAGAAGGCCGAGGCGTCGGTCTATCACGGCGATCAGCGCAACTTCACGGTCGGCCAGGGCCTCGTCGCCGAGTTCGGCGGCGTCACCGTGCCGATCCTGCCGACCGGCACCGCCCGCGTGGTCTTCGGCCTCGCCGGCACCTGGGCGGATGACTTCATGTCGATGGCGCGCTCGATCTGGTTCCGGGTCGGCACCAACGGCACGCTGACGGCCGAGTCCGACGACGGCGTGGCCGATACCAGCCAGGACACCGGCGTCCGCATCGGCACCGGCGGCACCGCGATCTTCCGCATCGACACCTCCAACACCGGCACGATCCTCTTCTACATGAACGGCACGGACATCACGCCGTCGGGCACGTCGTTCCCCTACACCGGCTCGGCCGGCAACGCCCAGATGCAGCCGTTCTTCGGTTGCTACAAGTCCGGCGGCACGCACACCGCCGAGCTGCACGTCGATTACTCGAGGCTCTGGCAGAAGCGCAGCTAGGAACGCGGCGGCCGCCCGACAGCGGCCGCGTCGTTCTGCTCGCTCGCTCAGGCCCAAGCGAAGCCGCTTGGGTACGCTCCCTCGCCGCCGCGAAGTCTCGCTCCCCGCAACCTCGACCGACATCGAGGCTCCCATGCCCCCGACCCTCTCCATCTGCTGTTTCACCTGGAATCGCGCCGAGCTCCTGCGGCGCTGCCTCGCCGAGGCGGCCGCGACGGTGAAGGTGCTGCCGTTCGAGGTCGAGTTCCTCTGCCTCGACACCGGCTCGACCGACGCGACGCCTGCCGTCATGGCCGCCTGCCGGGACATCGAGGGCTATCGGCCCATCCGCTTCGCCGACCGCCTGCCCGAGCACGAGGCCCTCTTCGCCGCCGCCCGCATGGCCAGGGGAGAGTTCTTCTTCTGGCTCCCCGACGACGACCGGCTGGATCCGGTGGGCCTGGCCAAGGCCGTCGCCGAGCTCCAGACCGACCCGTCCGCGGTCGCCAGCTTCTCGCCTCAGATCGAGGTCGAGGACGGCACCGACAGGCAGGTCGGCCTCCTCAACGGAATGCGCGAGCCGCTGCGCTTCGCCAGGGGCGACCTCCGGGGCGCCGCCGCCTACCTACTGCAGAGCAACTACCACCCGGAGATGCCGCTCTGCCGGACGGAGGTTCTACGCCGGCACGTCACCCGGCCGCGCAAGTCCTTCCTCGGCTACTGGCTGATGCTGTCGCTGCTCAAGGCCGGCGACGTGCAGATCCGCACCGAGGGCTTCTTTGTCCACCGGCTCCGCCCGCAAGGCGGCGCGCACGACCAGGTGCAGTGGACCTACGCCGTCGACCGGATGGACCAGCACCGGCTGGCGTTCGAGATATTGCTTGCCCGGGCAGGTGTGAGCCTGCGCAGCGATCACCCCTTCGATCGGCGCATGGCCAACTACGCCGGCACCGCCGCCAGCGTCTGCGCCAGGGCCGGGCAGTGGCAGGCGGCGCTGGAGTTCTCCGTCCGCGTCACTCTCGGTGCCTTGCAGCCGCTCGCCGGCAGGACCCTCGCCGAGATGGAGCAGGCAACCCTCCCTCAGCGCCTCGCCGAGGAGATCGCCGAGCGCCTTCGGGGCACCGGCGACACCGATCACATCCTGATGGCCGGGATGTCGCCACTGGCGGCGCCGGTCGCCGCCTTGCTTCCGCAGTCGGGAGATCGCGCCCTGGTCGTCGTCGACACCGATGCCGACCGCCAATGGCACATCGGCGAGGGTGACGATCCCTGGCGCGTCGTCGCCCTCGACGATCTTTCCGCCGCGCTCTCCATCGTGGGAGCCGCGTCATGAGCGCCGATCGCGCCATCGCCGAAGCCATCCGCGACGATGCGGCCCGGCTGGCCCAGACCCTTCAGGCGGCGAAGCAGGCCGGCCTCGAGGCAAGCGTGACCTTCCAGGTGAAGGAGGCCGTCGCCGTCCCGCGCACCATCGGCACCCACGCGAAGGCGGAGATCGTGGTCACGCCCGTCGTCTCCGTCCGCCGGGTGGAGGTGACCGAGCTATGACCGGCTTCCCCCTGATCGACCGCGGCGCCGTCCGCGTCAAGGAATGCCGCCACGGCACCTTCGCCTACCTGACCGGAGACCAGTTCGTCGGCGGATCGCTCGACCAGTTCGGCGAATTCAGCGAGGGCGAGGTATCCGTCCTCCGCTCTGCCCTCGGTCCCGGCGGCGTCGCCGTCGACGTCGGTGCCAATATCGGGGCCCTGACCGTGCCGATGGCGGCTCTGGTCGGATCGTCCGGCATGGTCGTCGCCTTCGAGCCGCAGCGTGTCGTCTTCCAACTGCTCTGCGCCAACCTGGCGCTGAACGGCATCCACAACGTCCAGGCGCTCAACGCCGCTGCCGGGTCGGCTCCCGGCGTCATCGAGGTTCCCGCGCTCGACTACGAGGACCACGGCAACTTCGGCGGCATCACGCTCGCCGGCGGCCTGGCGCCTCAACCGGCGGTCACGCTCGCCTCACCGCCCGATCGCGTCCCCGTCCGCCCGATCGACGAGCTGGCGTTGAAGCGGCTCGACTTCCTCAAGATCGACGTCGAGGGCATGGAGGCGGACGTCATCGCCGGGGCGGAGTCGACGCTGGCCCGCTGCCGGCCGACGCTCCTGGTCGAGAACGACCGGGAGAAGAAGTCGCCGGCCCTGATCAAGGCGCTGCTCGATCGCAAGTACCGGCTGTTCTGGCATCTCGCGCCGCTGTGGCGTGCCGACAACTGGCGCCGCAACCCGGCGAACCCGTGGCCGGGCATCGTCAGCATCAACATGATCGGCGTGCCCACCGAGCGACCGCAGGCGATCACCGGCTTGCGGGAGATCACATCCACCGACTCCAACTGGCGGGGGTAGGTCATGCCGACCCTCGTCGTCACCACGCCCGCCGCCGTCCGCAACCTCACCACCGTCGCCGCGGTCAATCTCGACCTCGGCCTCACCAACGGCACGCACGATGCCTGGATCGCCTCGGTCCTGCCGAGGGTCTCCGCCCGGGTCGAGACCTATTGCGAGCGCGTCTTCGCCCGCGAGACCGTCACCGAGACCTGGCGCGACATCCGCGGCCAGGCCCAGACCGACACCCGCCCGGCGATCGAGCGGCTGGGCGGCACCAAGCGCCCGAGCCTCCGCCTCTCGCGCACGCCGACGTCCGGCACGCCGACGGTCACCCTCACCGACGGCGAGGACACCGAAGTCCTGGAGACCGACGAGTATTCGCTCGACGCCTCGACCGGCGTGCTGCTTCGCCTGAACGACAGCGGCCATTCGATCTACTGGCCGAGTTCCCGGATCGACGTCGCCTACACCGGCGGCTACCTGCTCCCCGACCAGGAAAGCCGGGATCTCCCGGAGGACCTCGAGGGCGCGGTCATCGACATGGTCAAGCTCCGCTTCTACGCCCGGCTGCGCGACCCTTCGCTGAAGTCCGAGACGGTGGACCTGATGGGCTCGCAGACCTTCTGGATGCCGGGATCCGGCGACACCGACATTCCCGAGACCATCCGGGCCGTGCTCGACGGCTACCGCCGCGTCAGCGTCGCTTAGAGGAGAGGCCCATGCAGCTCGGCGTCTTCAGCCTCGGCGACGTGACGGTCACCACGCCCCTGACCGGCACCGCGATCGGCAACGGCACCGGCGCCGTCGTCGGCATGCAGGGCATCACCGCGCTCGATTTCCAGGCCCGCCTGGTCGCCATCGGCACCAACGGCACCAGCGCCAAGGGCTGGCTGCAGACCTCGCTCGACCAGGGAACGACCTGGTTCGACATCGCCTGCCTCGCCTTCGCCGGCACGTCCTCGCAGAAGTTCGTCAACATTTCCGGTTTGACGGGCGGCACCACGCCCCCGGCGGTCACCGACGGGTCGCTCGCCGACGACACCACCATCCAGGGCTTCCTCGGCGACCGCTTCCGCCTGAAGCTGACCACGACCGGCACCTATGGCGCGGCCTCGACCATCTCCGGCCGCATCGTCACCCGCTAGACCATGACCCCCGAGGCCGCGGCGCGGCTGGCGAACCGCTACGGCCAGACCGTCATCCTCCGCCGGCTCACCATGGCCGGCACCGTCGCCATTCCCTTCGACATCGAGGTCAAAGCCAAGATCCGGGCCTACCAGCCGGACGAGCTGGTCGGCTCGATCACCCAGGCCGACCGCGAGGCCGTCGTGTCCGCGCTCGATCTTCTC